TACGTGTAACTAGTGCTGATACAATTATTGCTGTTAGCGGTATTGCTGGTAACAATATATCAACCGTGCTTAATAATAATGTTAGAGGTAGTGTAATTGAGTTATATCGTGGATTTTACGATAATAATTACAATTTAGCCAATACTTATTTAAGATTTACAGGTATTATTACCAGTTATGCAGTGCAAGAAGATAGACAAAATTTAGATGATGTGTTTACAGTTAGTTTAACTGCAAGTAGTACAAAAGTTGTACTAGACAATCGCATTGCTGGTCGTAAAACTAACCAAGCAGCATGGCAATATTGGTTTCCAACTGATACAAGTATGAACGATGTTAATAGTTTGGCAGGCGTAACATTTGCGTTTGGTGGTGCACCAGGCAACGTTGCAATATTACCAGGTGCTGGTTCAAGTACAGGAAGCGGTGGCGGAAGTGGTGCATACCCAACAGTACGTACAGGTCCATATCCAGGCGGCACACCACAAGGAACAATAGGACCACAAATACGAAATCAAGGTACTGGCTAATGAATATACGTAAAGCAACAATTCACGATTTAAATTATTTTATTAATACCATACATAAAATACATGATAATGATTTTACACATTATGGTAATGACGTACAATTAGATGACAACCACCTCAATGTTGTGTTTAACATATTGTTAAATGGTGGAGGTTTATGTTTAATTGCTGAAGGTGATGATTATGCAGGAATTGCTGCTGGCATAATTAATAAAAACATATGGCAACCAAAAGTTTATATGTTACATCAAATTGTATTGTATGTTGAAGAAGATTGGCGTCATACAAAAGTAGGTTATAATTTAATTAAAGAATTTAAAAAACAAGCAATGAATTTAAAAGATCAAAACCGTATATTAAATCACACAATAGTAGCAGCAGAACCATTATTTGATATTGATTTTGAACGCTTTGGTTATCAATTAAGCGAAAAAACATGGAGTATGGAGATATAATATGGCAAGTATTTTACCGGCAGTAGTTGTTGATTTTGGTACATGGTTGTTTAGCAGTAGTGCTGCTGCTGTAGTTACACGCACAGTTATTGCTGTTGTTGTAAGTCGTTTGGTTGCCAATCGATTGGGACAAGGTGGCAGTGGAGGAACTGGTAGTGGTAGAATTCAATTTGCACCAGCCAGTGACAATAAAATACCGGTAGTTTATGGTAATGCGTATATGAGCGGGCCAATTACCGATGCTAAAATTAGTTCAGACCTCAAAACAATGTGGTTTGTTATTGCATTAGCAGAAGTTACCGATACAACACCGGGAAGTTATTATACATTTGGCGATGTTTATTATGATGGCAAACTTGTAACGTTTGGAACTGATAGTTTAGGAAATTATACTAAAGTAGCAAGTTTAACAATTAATACCAATCCAGCACAAGTTGATACCACACAAGCCGGACAAATATTTGTTTATTTGTATCCAAATGGTAGTACAGATTTAACACATAGTAATACAACACAAACTGCCATACAAATTTTACAAGATAGTGGAATTCCTAGTGGTCAGCAATGGACAAGTGATGATACTATGACATTATGCGCATTTGCTATTGTTAAAATTTATTACAATGCAAATGCTGGTACAACTGGATTAGGTGCATTAACTTTTCAATTAACAAATACAATTAATAGTCCAGGTACTGCATTATTAGATTACATGACAAATCCACGTTATGGTTGCGGTATACCTATTATGCAAATCAATACTGCAAGTTTAACTGAATTGGATACATTTTCAGCCGAACAAATTACATACTTAAAAGCAGATCATACTGGAACAGCAACACAAAATCGTTATACAGTAAATGGTCCATTAGATACATCACAGCCATGTATGACCAATATACAATATATTTTAGATAGTTGTGATAGTTGGATACAATTTAGTGAAAAAAATGCGCAATGGAGTGTTGTAATTAATAAAAGTTATTTGCATGACAGTTTTAGCGTAACAAGCATGGTTATTGGCAATAGTTATAGCATTAGTAATTTAGGTACTGAAGATTGGAACACAATTGCAGGAACTACAAGCGTAAGTTATGAAATAGGAAGTATTTTTACTTGCGCAATTGTACCAAGTACCAGTTCAGGTGGTCAAGTTGTTAATGCACCTTATTTAATTACAGATAGTAACATTGTAGGTGGTATTAACTTAAGTCCTATTAGTTTAAATGATAGTTATAACCAAGTTGAACCTGCACATCCTGACCATAATGTTAAAGATCAAACAGATTATGAAACATACGACTTAGTAACTCCAGGTACTCAATGGTATAATCCTAGTTTATTAAATCCAAACGAACCAGTTAACAAACTTAATTTAAATTTACCATTGGTCAACAATGTTGTACAAGCAGGTTATATTGGTGTACGTAGATTATATCAAAGTCGTATTATATTAACTTGCACATTCCGTATGGACTATAGTGGTATACAAATTGAAGCAGGTGATGTTGTACGTATAAATTTTGCACCATATGGTTGGACTAATAAATTATTCCGTGTACAAACAACTGCTGAGGAAAGAGATGGTAATGCTAATTTATTTACAAATTTAACATTATTTGAATATAGCGAAGATGTTTATACAGACTGGGAAATACAAGATATTATATATTATTTTAATAATGGATTAACTAACCCAATGGTTATTGATCCACCTAGCACACCAACAACAAAAATACAAATCAATACTACACTTGCTAATACAACAAGCAATAGTGTAATTTCTAGTAACAATTCATCAACACAAAGTACAATTCAGGTTAGCACAGTAGTTCCTGCACAAGGAACCGTAACATCAATGGCAATTAACGTTGGTAATACACCAAACGTTGCTGAACATATACAAGTTGCTACAATTAGTCCTGCTAATGGTATAAGTTTTGCAAGTAATAGTACTGTTACTGCAAATATACAAAATTTACCTTCAGGCAATTATTATTTTAGCGCAACAGCATATAACCCATTTGTTGGTCGTACAGGTAATAGTACAAGTAATGCTGTAACATATTCAGGTACACAAGTAACAAATGCCAATGTGTTTACATGTAATACAGCAACCAGTAATGGTAACATTATTACAATGTCTTGCGATTTAGGTAATAATTACCTATATTGGAAAGGTGCAAACTTACAATTAACATATAGTAATGGTAGTATATTAAGTACAAATTATCTTATTACCAATGTTATAACTTCAAATACATTTAGTGTTGATCCAGCACCACCAGTAGGCTTTTCTGGTACGTTATTAATTAATTCAGGTGGTATTACAGGTAACAATATACAATATAATACAATTATATTTGAAAATATTGGTAATACCGCAAGTATAACAAGCCCATTAACAAATTATAGTTATGAAACATCTAATGAATTTGGTAATACCGTAAATACACCAATAAATTTAAATACATTTGGTGACATAGGCACATCAAATTATGCACATAGCAAATATTTAAATTCTGTATACAATGGTAGTGATTCTGGATACTTATTTCCATATTATCAAGGTACTTCATCAACAATTAATGGATATCATGCAAATAGTACAGGATCATTAACTCCTGCTTTTGCTGCACAATTACAAGTTTATAATGGTGATTATAATTGGTATGTATTAGAATTTGATAGTATTTCTACTCCAGTAACAACTGGTTATGAAATTATAATAAAAGGTGATTGTACATTAGTTTCAAATAGCAATGTTACCATACAAACATTACCATTTATACAATTAAATAATACCGCGGTTTGTGTAGGTAAAACTGATGTTGGATTTAATACATATAATTTAATTGCTGATCAACCAGAATATATCCAATATACCTTTAGTGAAATTGCAAGTATTAATATTACTGGTGCAGGAGTATTAATTAGAGAAATGAGTTCTGCTAATGTTGTGGTATTAAGTGGACAATTTGGGCTAAGCCAAATGAAAAATTAGTTTGAATAAATAGAATATAAGGAAACAAAAAATGAGTTTATTACTTAACGGCGCACAAACATTAACAGTAGCCGGCACACAAATGCAGTGTTTGGAAATATACACTGGCGAAAGTTATACTTTGCCTATTCAATTTAAAGATCAAACTGGTAATGCTATTAATTGCACTGGTTGGACATTAAGTACAAGCGCAAAATTTTATACAGCAGATCCTGTTAATTATAACATACCTGGCGATGTTGTATTGGGCAATTTAACATTAGATGCTCCACAACCAAGTACTGGATCAGGAACATATAGTGCTAATTTAACAGCAGCATTTACAAGTGCAAGTGCAGGACAGGGATATTTATATATTCCCTCTAATTTAACTGGTAACACAGGTAGTCCTAATCCAACACCAGTAGTTCAATTAAACAGTGGTGGTTCAGCCAATACTACCTTAGTAATTGTAACATTGGGTGTACAACGTACAGATGGATTAAGCAATTTAGTAGATTATAACAAAGAACCATTAGGATTTATCGTAAGGTACCAATAACATGTCTGAAATAAATGCTAATATATTAGTTCAACCAATTGATACTGTAATTGGCGTAAATGAAAATACTATTACTGTAACACCAACAGTTACAAGTTTAAATGTGTATACTGCTGCCGCTCCTATTGCTGCAGGATATAATACGCAAGTTCAATTTAATAATTATGGATCCTTTGGTGCAAGTGCTAACTTTACATGGAATAATTTAACAAATACATTAAGTGCTACAAATTTATTAACATCTAGCGCAAATTTAGGTAATGTTAGTAATGTAAAAATATTAGGTGGCACAAATGGTTATGTACTACAAACTGATGGTGCTGGAAATTTAAATTGGACCGCTCAAACAGGTGGCAATGGCGGCGGAAATGGCACACCTGGTGGAAGTAACACACAAGTACAATTTAATGATAGTGGTAGTTTTGGTGGTAATGTTGATTTTACATTTGACAAAACAAGTGGCAATTTAACTATTCCAGGCACATATATTGGAACTGTAGCAAATGCCAACGTTGCCAATTATGCTATAAATGTTACAGGAAATAGTCAACCTAATATTACAGAAGTTGGTCAATTAGGCAACTTAAGTGTAAACGGCACAGTAAGTGCTAATAATTATTCAGGTAACGGTGCAGGACTAAGCAATGTTGTTTCGCAATATGCCAATTTGGCAAATTTTAGCGTAACTGTTATTGGAAATGGTCAACCTAATATTACAAGTGTAGGAACACTTACTAATCTTAATGTTACTGGTAATACGACTAGTAATAATTTTATTGGAACCTTAGCAAATGGCAATAGTAATATTACAATCGCATCTCCTGGAGATAGCATTGTTTTTAATGTAAATGGATTAACTGATACATTTATTGTTGAAAGAACAATTACGGGTATTAATACTGATTTAAACATTCAAGGTAATGTTGATGCATATACCTATAATGTAGTTGCTGGTAACTTTTTTGCTAATAGCGGTACGGTAGGTGCTGAATATTTACTTGGCACAATTGTAACTGGTTATCAACCAGCAATTACTCATTTGGGAATTTTAGATAATTTATCAGTTACAGGTAACGCTACCGCAAATTATTTTATTGGCAACGTAAAAATTAATAGTAATAATATAGCATTAGGCTACAATGCTGGTAATATTAATCAAAACATTAATGCTATTGCTATAGGAAGTCAAACTGCCTACTCAAATCAAGGTAATAATTCAATCGCAATTGGCGCAAATTCAGCAAATAATCAATCAACTAATAGTATTGCTATAGGCTATAAAGCAGGTCAAAATAATCAAAGTGATACAAGTATTGCTATAGGGTATAATGCCGGTAATGTTAGTCAAGGATCTAACGCAATTGCTATTGGTACATTTTCTGGAACTACTTCACAAAATAATTATAGTATTGCTATGGGATGGTATGCTGGTAATTTAAATCAAGGTGCTAATGGCATAGCAATTGGATTTTTATCAGGTAGTTATAATCAAAAATCAAATTCTATAGCAATTGGTTTACAGGCTGGTGAATCAAATTTAGGTAGCAATTCAATTGCAATTGGTGTTAGCGCAGCATTAGAAAATTCTTTAGGTAATTGTATCGCAATAGGCTATAATGCAGGCAAAGAAAATTTAGGTAATAATAGTATTGCTATAGGTTCATATGCGTATTATAATACTTACGGTAATGGCGGTGCTAAACCTGCTGTCAATAATACTATTGTATTAAATGCTACAGGTATTCAATTAGATCCATCAGCACCTAATAGTTTTTATCTAGCACCTATAAGAAACGCAACAGCCAATTATACTTTAGTTTATAATCCTTCTACATCAGAAATTACATATACTTCTACACTAGGGCCAAATACTGCTCCAGGAAGTAATACTGATGTTGTGTATAATAATAATGGTTTTTTAGATGCTGTTTCTGGATTTACATTTAATAATACAACTAATACTGTAACAACAGGAAATGTTGCAATTTCTGGTGTTTATACAGGCAATGGTGCGAATTTAAATAATATAAATGGCGCAAATGTAACTGGAACTGTTCCTTTTGCTAACGTAGCAAATAATGTTGCCGGTGCAAATGTTAGTGGTACTGTATCAAGTGCCACAACCGCAACTACAGCAGGAACAGTAACAACTAACGCACAACCAAATATAACCAGTGTCGGTACATTAGGCAATTTAACTGTTACAGGAAATGTCATTGCTGGAAATCTTAAAGGTGATGGGGGCAATATCAGTAATATTAATGCTTACAGTATTGTTGGCAAAGTAGCCTACGCAGGACTTGCTGATACCGCTAATGCTGCGGGATATGTTGAACTAGGAAATCAATCTAATATTACAACTGTTGGAACATTAACTAATTTATCAGTAGCAGGACCTGCTACAGTAGCAGGAAATTTAGTAACAACAACTGGACCTGGAATTTTTGGCTTAACAATATTAAATCATGATACTGCTGCTAACATGCGATCAAGGGGTGGTGGATCAGTAGGTGCTGTTGTCGCTATTAGTGATAATGGTGGAGCATTGGCTTATTGGAAAACAAATAGCAACACTTGGGCTTATGTAGCCAACAACAATAGTATATAACATAAATACATTATAACACCGTATATTGCGAGGTAGCAATATAGGTCATTAGCGAGACAGCAAGGAAAATTTATGAAATTTAGTCAAGCGACATTAAATCAAGTAGCGGGTTTTGACGCACAAGTATTAGCACAAAACCTTATATTTCAACAAAAAGATTTTTGGAATTTTAACTGGCAAGTAATTACAAGTTACAGTGGTGGTTGGACAGCAAATACTAATCCAGTAGATTTAACAGGTGCAACTATTGATGCGCAAATTGTTAGAAGAGCAATTAGTAATTTACAAGATGGTCGCACAGGCTATAACATGACAATTAGTGATTATCCATTAATTCCTCAAGTTGCCGTTATCTCAGCAACAAGTAGCAGTGACAATACATTTACATGCGATACAACAACATTTTTATATCCATTAAAACCAATTCAATTTACAGGCACAGTATTTGGTGGAGTTGCTATCAATACCACATACTATGTTAAAGAAATTATAACAAGTACAACATTTACAATTAGTACAACTAGTGGTGGCAGTGTATATACACCAACAACAGCAACTGGTACTATGGTAGCAAACACAGTAGCACCAACTCCAGTTAGTTTAACAATTAGTAATCGTGATGACTTAGCAGGCACATTTACAATGAGTTTTGATGATAGTGCTTGGGGATTAATCGCAGGTGATCCTGATTTAGACATTGACGCAAATAATCCAGCATGTTTTACAGGTCGTGTTAAAGTAAGTTTTCCACAAGTTGGTAATCAACCAGCATATGACGAGGCAGTGTTTTTACTATTCCTAGTTAATAGCGATGGTATTATCAATACAAGCGCAGGAGTATAATCATGCCAGTAAATCAAGTTATTGTAACAAACGCAAGCAATGTCACAGTTGGTATTACTCCACAACCTTGTGTACAAGTACAAATTAGTAGAACTGCTTATACGCAATTAGCAGGCGTAAACAAAATTAGTGCAGGTACAAATATTACTGTAACACCAAGCAGTGGTGTAGGTAATGTCCTTATTAGTGCTAGTGGTAATCTAGTTAGTGACAAAATTGCTAATGCCAACACAATTGTACAAACATATTATAATGGTAATGTAACAATTACAGGAAATAATTACACAAGCACATTTGATACAAATGGTAGTTTAACTGTACCAAATGTAATTACAGCAAACTACTTGGTAGGTAATGGCAGTAACATAAATAATATTTCGGCAGCAAATATTGTAGGCATAGTAGCCAATAGTAATTTCAGTGCCTATTCTGGTATAGCCAGTAGTGCCAATAGTGTAGCAGGAGCAAATGTCAGTGGTCAAGTTGCTAACGCAAATTATAGTCTTTACGCAAACTACAGTTATCATGTTGACGGCAGCAATGTTAACGGTTATGTACCTAATGCTGTCCATGCCAACGTTGCTAATATTGCGAATTCTGTCCAAGTAAGTAATGTCGTAGGATTGGGCAACATTGCTTTAATCAATTTAGACGGCAATAGTGGAAACATATTATATGGTAATGGAATTTTTGCGCAAGCACCTAACACATATTACAGCAATATTGCCAATTACGCTAATTTTGCAGGTACTGCTTTTAGTGTTAATGGTAGCAATGTTGTTGGTATTGTTGGCAACGCAACTCATGCTAATGTATCTGATGTATCTAACAGTGTAGCCGGTGCTAATGTAACCGGAACTGTAGCAAACGCAAGTCATGCCACAATAGCAGATAGTGCCAATAGTGTATCAGGTAGCAATGTAAGTGGCGCAGTCAATTTAGCCAATTATGCTACAGTAGCAAATTCAGTAGCAGGTAGCAATGTAAGTGGTATTGTTGCTAATGCCAATTATGCCGCATATGCGGGTAATATTTCAGGAACAGTAGCAAACGCAAACTATGCCGCATATGCGGGAATAGCAAGTACTGCTAATTCAATTGCAGGTGCTAACGTTTCAGGTCAAGTACAATACGCAGCAATAGCAAATAGCGTAACCGGAGCAAATGTTTTAGGTCAAGTACAATACGCAGCAGTAGCAAATAGCGTAGCCGCAGCAAATATTAGTGGTGTAATTAACTTAGCCAATTATGCTACAGTTGCAAACTCAGTTGCAGGCGCTAATGTAAGTGGTATTGTTGCTAATGCCAATTATGCGGCATATGCAGGTAATGCCAACATCGCAAACACAGCAAACGCAGTGGCCGGTGCCAATGTAAGTGGTATCGTAGCAAACGCTAACTTTGCAAGTTATAGCAATTTAGCAAGTTATGCCAACGTTTTAATTGGTAACAGTATTGCAAATGCAAATTATAGTAATTTTGCTGG